AAACTTATCTGAGACCGCACTCATTGAGTTGCGAGCGAGATACGAAGGCACTCGCACAGGAAGGCAAGAGTTATATGGCGAACTTCTTGATGCAGCCGAAGGCGCATTGTGGATTCGTGACTGGATTGAAGACACCAGAATCACGCCAGACAAACTTCCGCCTCTTTATCGCATAGTAGTAGCGATTGACCCAGCAGTAACCAGCGGAGAGAATTCAGATGAAACAGGAATCATTACAGCAGGCGCAAGTGCAGACGGACACTTCTATGTCCTCGCTGATGATACTTTACGATCTACTCCAAACGAGTGGGGCAAGAAAGCAATCGCAGCATTTAAGAATTGGAAAGCAGACCGCATCGTCGCCGAAACAAATAATGGCGGAGATATGGTCATTATGGTTTTACAACAAGTAGATAGAAATGCGCCTGTTACCAAAGTTCATGCGACTAGAGGTAAGAGAGTAAGAGCAGAACCTATCTCGGCTTTATATGAACAACAAAGAGTGCATCATGTTGGTGCGTTTCCACAATTAGAAGACCAAATGGTAATGTGGACACCTGAAGCAACTGATTCACCTGACAGATTAGATGCGCTAGTATGGGCATTGACAGAATTGAAAGATGGTTCAGTATCGCATGCTGGTCTTGCGGGTATGGCTATAATCTGCCCAAGTTGTCAGATGCCTAGTCCTAAATCAAGTATCGTCTGTAATTATTGCAATGCTTCGCTGAACGGAGAATAAGTGGCAGTCACATATAACACAGTTATTGATCAAGGTGCGGATTGGTATATTAACTTTACTTACAAGAATCCTAACGGAACACCAATCAATATAACTAATTATACTGCCGCATTACAAATTCGTACTTCACCATTGGCAGCAACAGCAGTATTAACATTGACATCAAGCAGTGGTATTACAATTACTGGGGCTAGTGGATTATTAGAATGTCATGCGACAGCAGTTCAAACAGCAGCAATTACTAACGGCAAATATTCTTACGATATTGAAATTACTTCGCCAACCAATGTAGTAACAAGACTCGTTCAAGGAACAGTTCAAGTTAGCCCACAGACTACGAGAACACCATGAGCGACATAATTGTAGTTCAACCAGTAATTCCAGTTGTTGAAATAACCGCTCCGGGACCGCAAGGACCAGCAGGCGCATTCACGCCAAGTGATATCGCATATACACATACACAAGCAAGCGCAAGTGCAACATGGACAATAAACCATAATCTTGGTTTTAATCCGACAGCAGTAGTATTGGATTCAGCAGGAACTAATTGCGAGGGCAGTTTCAGTTATCCAACAGTTAATCAAATGGTAATAACTTTTAATTCCGCCTTCACTGGTACCGCTTACATAATCTAGGAGATAAACAATGGCATCAAAGAAATATCTAGTTGGCTTAGACCTTAACAAGAATGAATTGCAAAATGCGGTAATTCAAAATCTTGGTACTGCTCCTAGCACACCAGTCGCTGGTCAAATTTACTACAACACCAATGATAATGAACTGTATTACTGGAATGGAACTGCTTGGGAAAGCACACAAGCAGAATCAGAAGTTCTGTATGGTGTATTTGCTGCTCGCCCTGCTGCTGGAACTGCTGGCAGACTTTACTACGCAACAGATCAACAACTTTTATATTTTGATGATGGCACTACATGGGCACAAGTATCTAACTTCGGTTCCGTAACAGCACAAACTACATACGGACAATCAAGCGGTAATGGTTCATCAAATAATTATGCTCGTGCAGATCACACACACGGAACACCATCATTAACTAATAACGCAGGTAGCAATTTATCTGTTGGTGGTTCAGCATCAGTAGGAACTGGAACTGCACCTGCTCGTGATGATCATACACACGGAATGCCTTCATTTGGTTCTGTAACTGCTCAAACAACTTTCGGTGCTGGTTCTGCTGATGGTTCAAGCACATCAATCGCTAGAGCAGATCATACTCATGGAACTCCAGCACATGACAACTCTGCACATAGCACAATCAATCTTTCAGCACTCGCTGTTCCAACAGCAGATGTTTCTTTCGCTACATACAAAATCACAAACCTCGGTACGCCAACAGTTTCGACCGATGCCGCAACTAAACAATATGTAGATGATGTAGCACAAGGATTACATATTCATGCTTCTGTAGTTGCCGCAACAACTGCCAATTTGGTTGCCACATACGACAATGGAACTTCAGGTGTTGGTGCAACTCTTACCAATAACGATACACAAGCCGCACTTGTAATTGATGGTGTAACACTTTCAGTATCAAATCGTGTATTGGTTAAAAATCAATCATCTGCTGCACAGAATGGTATTTATACAGTTACAAATACTGGTTCAGGTTCAACCAACTGGGTATTAACACGAGCAACTGATTTTGATACATCTGCTGAAATACAAGGTGGCGATTTCGTATTTGTTACTGGTGGAACTGCTTATGACAACACTGGTTGGGTACAAACATCAACAAGCGTAACTGTTGGTTCAACATCTATTGTTTGGCAACAATTCTCTGGTGCTGGTACATATACTGCTAGCAATGGTGTTCAATTAGTTGGTTCAAACTTCTCAGGCGTTGCAGTAGTCAATGGTGGATTAACTGTTGGCTCATCAGGCTTCGAATTAGATACTGCTATTGCCGTTCGCAAGTATGCAGCCAATGTTGGCGATGGCACAGCGACCTCTTATACTATTACACACAATCTTGGTACCCGAGATGTAATTGTTAGCGTATATACTAACTCTGGACAATATGCTGAAGTAATTTGCGATGTTGAACATACTTCAACAACTGCTGTTACACTATTATTCTCAGTAGCACCAACTTCAAATCAATATCGTGTAGTAGTACACGCTTAGGAGGCATAGCGTGGGTCTATTAGATAGATTCGCTAAGCGAGTTGCAGCAGAGATAGAAAAAGCACCAAATCTACCTGCTGGTTCCGTAACCATGACTGAACAAGAAATGGTTAATCGTTCAGGGATCATGAATCAACAGTATGGTCAATCAGTTTCATTACCGAGAAATGCAATATGGCCAAATGTACCTTTCACTCCGGGCAATCCGTTAATCCCGGGAGCGATCAACCCTGTTCGTGAAGATGGCAGAGCCGACCCAAGAAGATATGAATATCAAGTTGCGCAAAATATCAATATCACGCCAACTAAACTTATTCCGTTCACTACCCTGCGTTCAACTGCTGATCAAGTAGATATTATTCGCAGATGTATTGAAGTTGTTAAAAATAAAATCGTTGGCATGAGTTGGGATATCACTTTATCCGAAGATGCTTCCGAAAGAATCGCTGCCGAATCAGGTAAAGATCATGTTCGTGCTATGGCGCAAGCAAGAACTAAATTCACTGAAGACATCGCAAGACTTCGTGCGTTTTGGGAAACCCCAGATAAAGCCAACGGATACACATGGTCTGATTGGTTGAATTTAGCATTAGAAGAAATTTTGGTAATTGATGCTTGGGCTATTTGGCCACAGAAATCAGTAGGCGGAGATTTATTCGGATTTCAAATTCTTGATGGCTCAACGATCAAGCCATTGATTGATGATCGTGGTATGCGTCCAATGCCACCGAACCCTGCATTTCAACAGATCTTATTTGGCTTCCCTCGTTCAGAGTTCATGGCGCCAAATGAAATTGAAGACGCTGATGGTGAATTTACATCTGATGAATTATCTTATTTAGTTAAGAATCGTCGCTCATGGACTATCTACGGATTCAGCCCAACTGAAAGATCATTACCTTTAGCAGATATTTATCTACGCAGACAACAATGGATAAGAGCCGAATATACAGATGGGGTATTGCCTGAATTATTATTCACTACTGATGCAACCTTCGGCAATAATCCTGAATTATTAAGAGCGTATGAAAATATATTCAACGATGATTTAGCAGGACAGACCGCACAAAGAAAGCGTGCTCGTTTACTACCTGCTGGTATGACGCCAATTCAATATGACGGATATGGTGAGAAGTTCAAAGATGTATTAGATAATTATTTGATTACATCTATTTGCGGACATTTCGGCGTACTACCTAGCGAAATTGGATTTAGCGGTAGTGGTTCTCTGGGTGCTTCTGGCTTACAGAAAGGCGAATCACTTTCAGCAGAGATTATTGGTATTCAACCATTGGCTGATTGGATTAGCAAACAATTAACTAATCTGTCTTATCTGTATCTAGGTATGCCTCGTGAATTAGAATTCAAGATATTATTTGAAAGCAAAATTGATACAGAGTCAGAGGCTCGTCGAGTTGATATCGAATTAAAAAATGGCGGACGCACAGTAAATGAAGCCCGAAGCGATATGGGTCTTCCGTTATTAGATACTCCACAAGCAGATATGCCTATGCTTTACAGTGGAGCAGGATTATATTTCTTGTCACCAGAAGGAATCATTGATGCTACTACTGCTAGTGGTGCTTCTGCATTAAGTGGCGATGATGCCACGCCAGTTGATGATGAATTAACTATCGGCGAAGTGCCTGAAACTGAAACAGGCAAACCTGAACCCGAAATAGTTGAAGAAGAATCCGAAGACAATACAGATAAAGCAGTCAAAGAAGTCAAAGCATTTCTAAAATGGTTACGCAAGAGCAATCGCAAACGACCATTTAATTTTGAAATTGTTGAAGCAGAATACGCAGAAGTTATCAATAAATATGTCGCTATCAACGATGAAGAATCTGCTCGCTGGTACGCCGAAAGATACATAGGACTCTAATGAAACCGAATAGAACCCGACTTAAAACTAGAGTTGCGGTTCGTTTCGCTCGCTCAATAAGATTGGGCATTAAAGATTTAGTATCTGTTGAAAATATACTTGATTCTTGGTTTTCGTTACACAACCCTATGGATAATCTTGACGAAAACCTGCCAGCCAAAGTTCATAGTCAACTTGCTCGGGACTGGGTACGCATTCATGCGCCGAAACTTGATATAACCCGACTCAACTCTGCGCTCGGAAGACTGTATGCCGAAGCCTATGTACTAGGCGAAGACATAACGACTTATGAAATTGCTAGAGCCGTAGGTTTACAAAAGGCTGCTCCTAGCAAGAAACAAATGCAAAGAGCATTGACTATCGACTGGAGCAAATGGAAAGCAGGCAATCGTGCTGCTGCTGCTTTAGTTAGTCCGCCAGAAAGCCTTAAACGCCTATTACAGAGTCGATCAATAGTCATTCAGGGAATTACTAACACCACTCTGAATCGCATTGGCACAGCCCTCGCTGAAGGCTTAGAACGAGGTGCTACACGACTAGACATAGCAGACGATATTTCATACATTCTTGGCGATGATGAAAGAGCAATCAGTATTGCTGGAACAGAAATGAGCCGAGCAGTAGTAGAGTCCAGTAAAGAACTTTACGCTGAAAGCGGTGTAGAAAAAGTTGAATATTTAGTTGCAGACCCTTGCGACGAATGTCAAGAAAATTATGATGCTTCGCCAATAGACATTGGTGAGCAGTGGCCAAATGGCGACCCACCAGTACACCCGAACTGCATGTGTGACATTGCACCTTATGTAGTGGATACTGGACTATGGGATTATGTTTATGGCGATGAAAGCGAGTAAAGGAAAACTATGAGCGAAAATACAAATGTCTATGCCGATATTCTCAAATATGATGATAATGGCGATGGAACATTAACAGTCTATGGTAAAGCAACAGACGACGCACTAGACATTGATCAACAAATTTGCGACCCTGTTTGGTTAGACAGAGCCATGCCTGATTGGTTCAGAACTGGCGGAAATATTCGTGAACAACATAGCAATATCGCTGCTGGCGTAGCAAAAGAATACGAAGCAAAAGCAGACGGACATTACATTAGCGCATTAGTAGTTGACCCAGTATCAGTGAAGAAAGTTCAAAATCGTGTGCTACGAGGATTCAGTATTGGTATCAAATCACCTCGTGTAGTGCGTGATCAGAAAGCAGCCAATGGCAGAATCATTGATGGTCAAATTGTTGAAGTGTCTTTAGTAGATCGACCAGCAAATCCTAACTGCCAACTTATATTGGCTAAATCTGTAGCAGGCGAAAGCACATTGATTAAGTCAGAAGAATTGATTGAAAAACATGGCGATCACGACCAATCAGACCATAATCCACATGGCGGTGGTGGCGGAAAAGAGCCAGGAGAAAATGCTCGGTCTGGGGTACGCACTAGTGATGGAGATAAAGATCGAGTCGCTTCTGTTAAAGATATTCGTGATGTCGCAAGCGAGTTGCGTGCAGAAGTTCGTAATGTCGGTTCCAGTGCTAAAGATGTCAAAAACGCAGATAAAGTTGAAAGACATATCAAAGATGCAGAAAATTATATATCTGAAGCATCGAGAGCAGCAGATGGTCCAGAGCATGTTGCTGCATTAACATCAGCATTGGGTAGTCTAGATCAAGCGTACGGTATTGTTGGGGGCATTGACGCAAGATACGCAGCAGATTTAGAAGATTCTATAGGTAATTTATCTTTAGAGATAGATGAATACTTAACAGAATATGACCCAGATTATGAATCAATGATCGGTATGTCAGCATCAATAAAACAGAGCGAAAGGTCGCTAATGAAGAAAAACAAGAAAAACAATTCCATTGTCAAAGAAATGCCAACGGAATCTACCCCTATGGGCGGTGAAGCAAAAGCGATACCTTCTCGTGAAGAAATGGCACAACGCTACGCATCCGCTCGCAAAGCACTAGATGATGTTACTGCTATGTGCAAAGAATACGGATACGGCGATATTGATAAACAATACGGCGAAACCGCAGAAGAAGAAACAGCCGAAGGTCCTGCTGGCAGCGGAGCCGAACATGAATTAGGCGAAGCCAAAAAAGAAATGGTTGATCAAAACGATAATGTTGAAATGTCAGCCGAAGCAACTACTAAATGTTTAGAATGTGGTTGCAATATGCCGGGAGCAACACACGGATTAACACAAGTACCAGTAACAGGCGGAACACCAGCCAACGAAATGGCTAATGTATCTACTGCTACTATGATCACACCTGACGAAACACCACTACCTAAGTCAGTTGAAACAATCGTTCCACCTTCAACTATTGAAGAAGTAGGAACAATTATAGAAGAAGAAGATTCTGATGAGGACAACTCAGCAGATAAGTCCCTGCTCGCTGATGTTAAATTAAACGACATCATTGAGAAAGCCGTAAAGAGTGCTATGTCTTCGGTTGAAGCCGAAATTGCATTATTGAAGTCCGCAAAAGAGGCGGTAGAGAATAAAGCAACTGCGTTAGAAACTGAATTAGCAACGGCAAAATCTCTCGCAATAGGTGGCGGTCCAAAACGGACAACCATAGCGACAGGTGCTAATAAAACAAACGAGTGGAAAGCCAAAGCAGATTTGTATTACGCAAAGGCTGCCACAACAACCGATCTGATTCTTGCTAAGGGATATCGTGATATGGCTAAGGATTTTCTTGCCAAAGCGAGTACCGAAGCAGAATCTAAATAACTCTTTACAGGAGAAATAACTCAATGGAAAACTTAAAAGTTCAGGACTTGTTCAACGAGTCCAACCCTAAAGTTGCCGCAGAGCGTCATGAGGAATATCTTGGAGAATTAAGCAAGTCGCTTTCATCTCCACGACCATTCGTCAATGGCGAACTAGGACAAGACCCAACACAACAGTTAGAATCACTTGCGCTAAGCAAGTCACTAACTCCTGATGCGTTGTCTTCTCTACAAACTGCGCTAACTGCACAAAGAGGCGCAATGGGTGATATCAACAAAGAAATCACATTAACAAACCCTCTTTCAACATCTTTCGCTGCTTTCGACTTAGAAGCACCAGCAAAGATGCTTACACCTCGTCCAACACCACTACGCAATAAGATTCCTCGTAAAAAAGGAATTGGTACATCTCGCCGTGTTAAGAGAATTCTTGGATACACAGGTACAGGTACTGGCGGAGTTGGAAACATTTGGCCAGGAATCAACGAAACCACTCAGAACAACTTCGCTCCGGGAGCAGCCACTCCTTTCCAATTAGAGCGTGGTCCACAGATTTCATACGCTGCTGATGATTTAGTAATTCCTTACAACTCATACTCACTATCTGATCAAGTTTCATTCGATGCAAACTTCTCAGGTATGGGATATCAAGACCTTCGTCAACTATCTTCTACATCAACTCTTTACGCAACAATGTTGATGGAAGAAAGAATGTTCCTATATGCTCGTGGAACTGCATCAGGATTCTCAGGGGCTTTAGCAGCACCAACAGGAATCGTTGCTTCTTCACCAGCAGCAGTATCAGGACAAACTGCTTTAGCAGCAGCCGTTTACTACATCTACATCACAGCAAACGCAGGTATCTCAGGTTCAGGGTTCGGTGAGTCAATCGTTTCTTCAGTAGCCTCTGAAACAGTTGCTTCAGGTGATGTACTTGCATTAACTTGGACAGCAGTAACAGGCGCAATTGGTTACAACATTTATGTTGGAACTGCAACAGGAACAGCAAATTGCAAGTATGTTGGAACAGCAGAAGGAAACTCCTGCGTAATTCAAGGTGCTGCTGCGATCAACCTAACTGGTGATAACTTTGCGTTCTCAACAACAGGTGCCGCTGCTTCTCGTGCTAACGCAGATACTTCTGCTTACGCAACAGGATATGATGGAATTCTTCCAACTGTCCTAGGTCCAAACACAGGATTCAACAACAACCGCAATGGTGCTTTCTTCAGCACATCTAATCCGGGCGTTGAGTATCAGACTGTGTTCTACAACTTGTACAACAATGTTAAGGCTGACCCAGATGAGATTCTTATCAATGGCGCAGACCGCAAGCAATTGTCTGATGCAATCAAGAATGGTTCAACTGCTAACTACCGTCTAACTCTGTCACAAACAGATACAGGTAATTATGTAGGTGGCGCAACTATCGGTGCTCTAAACAACGAAATCACTGGTAAAATGGTGCCAATTACTGTTCACCCATGGCTACAACAAGGCGTAAGCCCTGTGTTGTCATACACACTGCCAATTCCAGATACAGAAGTATCTGATGTATGGGCAGCAGTAAATGTTCAAGACTACATGGGCATTCAATGGCCAGTAGTTCAATTTACTTACGACTTCTCAACCTATTTCCGTGGAACTTTCTTCTGCTATGCACCAGCATGGAATGGAGCAGTTTCAGGAATTGGAAATGCGTAGTAGATAATTAAAATGGATAAGGGCATATCAAATGAAGGGTATGCCCTTGTTCATACAGAAAATAATCGTGATATTGATTGGGAATATCAAAATCAACTAAGAGAGCAGTGGTTGAAAGATAATCCCGAAGCAAAATACATAGGTTGGACATCTATTTGAGGCGAGGGCAAAATGGCAAGAATAATTCCACCGCAAGGCATGAAAGAGTTAGAAGTCAAAACTCGCAGAGGCACTAAAGTTATTCGGACAGGCAAAGACGGATTATTCAATATTGAGAACCCAAGGTTGGCAAAGAAATTGAAAGAAGAAGGATTAGGCGAAGCAGGATTAAACGGATATGCCACTAGTGGCGGTTATCCATGTTCCAGTTGCGGATTCGGCAGTTGGTTTAAGAAATGTTCTAGATGCGGTGAATTAAACGAACGAATAGAGATGGACAGTTCAAGTGGCTAATGCGATTAACCCAACAACCCAACAGGGTTCAACATCATATTTAACTAACGACGAATATCGTAATGCACCTACCGCAATAGATATTGATAATTTAGTATTCAATTCAACAGACCCAGCAATACAGGAAAGCGAATTAGCGAATGTTATTTCTCGTGCTTCATCTTGGGTAGATACATATTGCAATCAAGTATTAGGGGCTACAACTGAAACTGAAACTCAACGCTCTAGAGTTTGTTCAGATGGCACAATCAAATTTCACCCACGATATAATCCAGTAATTGCATTAACTGATTTTTGGTATGGCAACCCTTCAACGAATTTATATCAAGCACAAGATTGTTCAGTTGCTTGGATAGAAAATCAACAAATTATATTTCCTTATGCAAACATGGGTTCGCTGTACACCAGTCAAGGTCCATTACAGTTCGGCTTTCCACAAACTTCAGGAATGCTTGTTTATTTGAAATACACCTATGTCAATGGTTACGCAAATACAACTATTGTTTCGGCAACTGCAACTCAATCAACACTAACAGTCAAAAGCGGAACAGGCATAACAGCAGGACAAGACCTGAAAATTTACGACGGCATGTATTCTGAATATGTTACAGTTGCTAGTAATTATGTATTTGGTACCACGACGGTACCATTAACGCAAGCATTGTTATACACACATGCAGCAGGAGTATCTATTTCAGCATTGCCGCCAGCAATCAAAGAGGCTACAATTCTTGCAACAACTGCAATGTTAAAGATTCGTGGAGATAGTAGTTTGACTATGTCTGTCGGCACATTACCCAATTCAGGTTCTACTGGTAATTTAGAACAAAATATCGGTAGCGATATGGCTATGGCTATGGATTTATTGAAACCATATCGTAGGATTAGATAGTGTCAAGAGCAACTGTTCGGGAAGCCGTACGCAGTTGGATAGACAGCGCACAAATAACTACGCTGAATCAAGTATTATCTTCGTTTCCAAAGCGTATCAATTTTCAAGTAAATTCATTTCCGGGGCAGAATAGTCGTGCTGCTGCTGTTGTATTCATTGAAAATGAAACAGAAAGCCGTATCGCTATTGGCGGAGTTGAGTCAATGTCTTCAGGTGGCGCAGGATTAGGCTGGAAGCGTGTTGATTATGGAATTGCATTACAGATATTTCATCACTCGTTAGAAAGAAATGCAGAAGACGCTATGTCTGCGTTTGATGATTTGATAGATGCAGTAAAAACTAGATTAAGGGCAGGTCAACACACTCTAGGTGAAGACAATCCTAATATAATCTGGCAAGCAGCAGAACCAGCAATAGATGTCCAATACGGCGAACCACTTTCTAACGAAGGTGGTGCAACTGAAACTTGGGCTGCTATCCGCTTTACCGTAACAGAAATGATTGAATCATAGGAGAATCCATGGCTCGTTATATATACAATGGTGATGAAGATAGAGTATTTCCGTCTTTAGGTATCACCGTGAAAAAGGGTGAATCGTTTGATGGTCCCGAAGGTCTTAGGGCTAGAGGATTATCTCTTGATTCAAATGCTAAGTCCGCACCTGCGGTACCAACAGCACCAAAAGAAGCAGTAAAAGAAACAAACAAAACAGAAAACAAACAGTCAGCCTCGTCTGACATTACAGCAGGAGCGTGAA